GATGGTGTGCATAATGATGACTTTGAGAAGTATGAGGAGTACCAGGTTGCGGCTGATGGTAGGGATTTTTGTTGGCCGATAGTTCGTGTGTATCATGGAGTTGAAGGGTGAATGGCTTCTGGTAAAGCTACTCCAGTTGAGAAATGGGTTCAGTATCTGATTCTCCGGCGTAGTAACAGTATGCATCAGGCTGCGAAACAGGCTGGTGTTAGTTATCATTCTGCGAGAGATAATGAATCTGGGAAAAGTTCTACTCGTAATTATGTGATCGCGAAAGAACAAGTCGATAAGATCGGTGTTTCTAATATTCCTTCGTATGAGGAGTTACCTTTTGAAGTGCAGGAATGCTGGGACAATATTGAGAAATTTGCTTTACGCTATTTTGGCATTATTCTGCAACCTTGGCAGATAGAAGCCACTGAGAAAATTTTTGAGCTTTTTGAAACACCTTTAGAAGAATACGTTGTTATCAACGCCCCCCCCGGTTCTGGTAAGTCAACGTTTTTTGCTAAGGTGCTTCCGGCATGGGCGACGGTCCGCAATAGAGCAATTCGTGGAATGCTCGGTTCCTCGACGCAACGGTTAGCAGAATGGTACACAAGACGTTTGCGTGCGGAGTTTGAACGAGAGCATGTCGCTCGTGCCGAATTAAACGACATTAAATTGGAATTAGCGGTTGACGCTGAACGCACACTACAACAAGACTTTGGCCAGTTTAAGCCTGACGCTAAAGAAATATGGCGTGCAGAAGCGTTCACGATTGTGCAACCAGGTGACGTAGCGTTATCGCAGAAAGAACCGTCATGGTCAGCGTTCGGTATGGACTCTGGTTTTTTGGGTGGCCGTTTTGATCTTATTATTTGGGATGACGTTTGGGATCCTCGTAAGATGCGTAACAGCGAATCACGAACTGACATGTACCGTTGGTGGGATGAGGTAGCTGAAACACGTTTAGAGCCTGGCGGTTTGCTTGTGTTGCAAGGGCAGCGTATGGCTTCTGACGATATTTACCGTTATGCGTTAGATAAATTTGCCCCTATTGACGAAGATTACGATGAAGTGGATGAAGATAAAGTAGATGGCGAAGGCGAACGTAAATATTCGCATCTTAAATTCAAAGCCCATTATGAAGATCGTTGCGAACAGCTTCATAAAATTGACGACCCGGCTTACCCCGAAGGATGTATTTTGTATCCGAGGCGGCTTCCGTGGCGTAAACTTCGCCATATTAAATCGCAAACGCCTGACAGGTATGAAATTCTGTACCAGCAGGAAGATTCTGACCCTGCTTCTGTCCTTGTTGACCCTCTTTGGATTAGTGGTGGGCAAGGCAAAAACGGCGTTGATTATGTAGGGTGTTGGGATAAAGACCGTGACCTGTGGGAAGTACCACAATACCTTCCAGGGGAAGTTATGGTAATAGCTTCAGCGGACCCTTCTCCGTCAAATTTTTGGGCGCTCCAGTGTTGGGCGTATTGCCCCGACAGTGAGTACAGGTATTTGTTGGAATCGTACCGGCGTAAAATGGATGCGCCAGCGTTTTTGGATTGGAACCATGACACGCAACGTTTTACCGGCGTAGCTGAGGAGTGGTGGCAGATAAGTAACGAGATAGGTAATCCGATTACGCATTGGATAGTTGAAGCGAACGCAGCTCAGAAATTTATTTTGCAGTACGATCATTTCCGAAGGTGGTCGGCTTTGCGTGGCGTTGAGCTAGTTCCGCATTATACGCATTCTAGAAACAAAGGTGACCCTAAGTATGGTGTGCAAATGTTAGCGCCTTTGTATCGTCTTGGCCGGATTAGACTTCCGGGTCGGCAACGAACTGACGCTCGGCCTCATTCGTTGCTTTTGGTGAATGAAGTAACAAAATGGAACCCTGAAGGCACAGGGTCTAGAACTGATGACTGTGTGATGGCACAATGGTTCGTAGAACATAACTTAGAAAAATTATACACACCTATGGCTAAACCTCTTACACAGTGGCGACCTTCGTGGGTGACAGCAGAAAGTTAATCCATTGAAAACCGCTGAAGAAATCGTAGACCTGTACTATACCCGTTCATCTAATAATGCTGGTGTGAAAGAACGGATGCGTCTTATTCGTGACCATTACAACGGTGACGTTATTGTACCGTTACCTGAGATAGATTCTACTGAGGCTTCATCGGTTGCTAATTTATTGGCGCAAGGTTTAGATCAAACGGCGATGCGTATAGCGTCGGTAACGCCGGACATTGTGTGCCCACCTGAAGATGAATCGTCTAAGCAAGCTCAAAAGTTTGCTTCGATTCGTCGTAAAGCGTTGTTTGGTTGGTGGCAAAATTCTCGTATAGATATGCAACTTGCAAAACGCGCAAGGCATCTTATTGGGTATGCAAGCAGCATTGTGCAAATACGTTTCGATCATGAAAAAAATTGCCCGACGTGGCATGTTCGTGACCCGTTAACAGCGTACCCGTCTAATTTGCGTGGGCCTGATGAAATAAGTCCTGTTGATTGCGTGTTTGGGTATGAACGTTCACAAGGTTGGATTCGTAAACATTATCCTGACGCTGCGTTACGATTTGCTGGCGTTAATGAAGCACCATACGACAACGCTAGGCCAATAGAACTTATTGAATATGTTGACCGTGAAGAATATGTGCTTATAGCTATACGCAATCCTGCTCACAGTGTTGGCATGCCATTAATGAACGATGACCATGAACCTATAGTTGCGGAATTAGAACGCACACCTAATTTGACAGGTGTTTGTCCTGTAATTATGTCTCAACGGATATCTTTAGATGAACCTAACGGACAGTTTGACGGCATACTAGGGATGTATCAGCAACAAGCAAAGCTTATGGCTTTAGAAGTTATAGCTGTGCAAAAAGGTATTTTTCCTGATACATGGCTAGTAGGTCGTGCTGGTGAACAACCAACTATTATTAACCCTGCAAATGGTTTAACAGGTGAAGTTGGTGTTCTTCGTGGCGGTGATTTGAAAGATATGCAACTTCAACCTGGGTTTATGACGAACCCTGCGATTGATCGTTTAGAAAGGGCGCAGCGTTTAACTGCTGGTGTTCCTGCCGAATTTGGTGGAGAATCCACCAGTAACATTCGTACAGGCCGTCGAGGTGACGCTGTGCTTTCCGCTGTTGTTGATTTTGCTGTTCAGGAATCGCAACGTATCCTTGCTCGCTCATTAGAAGCTGAAAATAAAATAGCTATCGCTATGGCTAAATTCCATGCCGGTAGCAAATCTAAATCGTTTTATGTTTCTATGGGCAAAGTGAAAGGCAAGGTAGATTATGTCCCCAACAAACATTTTACAACAGACGACAACGTTGTCTCGTACAGTCAAGCAGGGGCTGATATTAACAACCTTGTTATCGCTGGCGGCCAGCGTTTGGCTATGGGTACAATGTCGAAAGAATCGTTTATGAAAATAGATCCTCTTGTTGAGGATGTTGAAGCTGAACGTGACGCTGTTACCGCTGAACAATTAGAACAAAGTTTGCTTTCTGGTTTGCAACAACAAGCTGCAACAGGAGCTATACCTCCATCTGATGTTGCTCGTATTATCGATCTTGTTAAATCAGACAAAGCTGAACTTGCTAGCGCTGTTGAAAAAGTACAGCGTGAAGCGCAAGAAAGGCAAGCCGAAATGGTTTCGCCTACATCCCCTGAAGCACAACCAGGCATAGCCCAACCCGGAGCTGGAGCTGAAGCTATGGCTGCTCCTCCAGCCGAGGGTGGACCTGCTGGTTTGCGTGAACTTCTAGGAGCTATGTAATGCCAAGAAAAGGTAAAGGCCAACAGGCGGCAAAAACCGCTACAGGGCAACAATACGGGCAAGCAAAAGCGCAAGAAGAAGCGCAAAGTATTATTCCGCTTCCTAAAATGGAACCGGGAGTTCCTTCGATGCGCCCAGGGGAAGTACCGTTTCAACGGTCAACTGAACGCCCAAATGAACCGATAACAGCTACCGGAGAAGGTTTTGAATTACCAAACCCTGAAATATCGCGTGACCGTCGTGCAAAAGTGTTATCTATGCTTCCTGTTCTGGAACAAATGGCTTCTCAACCGTTTTCTTCTCCTAAGTTAAGAAATTTGGTTCGTGAAATGAAATTGTTTGTAGGACCGTTGGAAGATATGTAATGGGTTTTTGGGACAGAGTAGGTGACATAGGAAAAGGATTTGGCGACATCGTTGTAGGTGGAGCTAAATTTGGCGTTGATGTTGTAAGCGCTGGGGCAGATATTGTAAGCGGAGATTTAGATGAAGGTTTCCAAACAATTCTTGACAGCGTTCAAGAAGATTTGCTGGGGCAAACCCTTCAAGGAGCTTTTGGTCCTGAAGGCGTAATCGGTTCGCTAATAGGTGCGTTGCCCGAAGAAATTCGTCAACCTGGTAGAGCTGTTATTGGCCCTGGGTTTGAAGCGTGGAATTGGGTTATGGAAGAACTTGTAGATAGGCCGTTAGGTACTGCCGCTACAATTATTAACGCTTCTTTAACAGGTAGACCGAATATGTTATTTGATGGTTCTGCTTGGGCTAGAGCGTGGGACATTAACGATAAACGCACGTTAGGGCAATCTGTAGCCGCAGCCGTACATTTTATTGACCCGTTTGATGACGAAGCGTACAACAAATTATCGGGCGACCCGTTGTTTAATCTTATGTCTGGGGCTATTGATTTAGCTCAAGAAATTTATTTAGATCCGATAGAAAGATTAGCTAGAGGCGCTAAGAATGTTGCGACTGGTAAAACGGTTGTAGCTACAGCTAAAGAAGGCCGTGTTATTAAAGAAGGCATGGACCTTAACGACGTGTATATGGTTGGCCGCAAAAAAGTAGGCAAAAACGGCAGAATCGGTCACGTTATGGAACCTACTAGAGTTTACACTCCTGGTGGCGGCTTAGGGTATAGGCCCACTGACGTAGTTGTTAAAGGCATTTTCAAACGACAAACTAAAGGCTTAACCCCGGAACAACAAAATGTTAGAAGATTAATTGCTAACGAAATTAATCATTCGCGTGTTGATGGCGTGATGGAAACTGATTGGTGGGGTAGATCTAGCAGGGCAATGGATGAAGCGCCAGATTACGCTACTAGGCGACAGGTTTTAATAGATGAAACCGGGCGAAGAATGGTTGCGAAAGTAAATGAAGATATATTTACTTTAATAGCTCAAGGCCCAACTTCTAAAGCAAGGGAATTAACTGCGCGATATTTGCTTGGCGATACACGGGTAAATGATGAACTTGTTAACACAGCCGAAGAATTAGTAACTAAATTAGGCCCAGATGAAAATGGTTCTACTTGGGTTAATAAAATGGAAAAACTGTTAGAAGCTAAAGCGAAGCACGCTAGGTTAGCTATTGAAACAGTAGAACGAGGAAAGTTAGCGAAAGATTTAGCTGACGAAGCGGAAAGAGCTGAACGTGAAGCGTTAGGGCAGGTAACAACAGGTGCAGTTGATGAAGTTGTTTTACCAGAGGTATTAGAACCAGAAAGATTTGTAGTAGATCAAGATATTTTTGACACTACAGTTAACCGAGCAGTTGAAAGCACTAAAACAAAATGGGTTAAACACCCAAGATTTAAAAATGTTTACAGCAAAGAACGAACTTTTATTGATTCTCGTACTGGTGAAGAAATAGTAGCAGTAATTCATATTAAAAAACTGGACAAAATAGGTGGACCTAAGTGGCAAGTGGGGATTAACCCACGCGAAGATTTTAGAGCATTTGGGATAAAGAAAACAGCTCAAGATCCTGCTAGTACAAAATTGCGTACCTTTGATACGTTAACTGAAGCAAAAAACATGGTTGACAGTTTAACGTCAGCTACTTACGACAGTTCAACACAATCAATTTTTGCTAACGCTGATGAAACGCCTTCTCTTGAACAAATAATTAAATCTAAAGAAGATGCTGCAAAAAGCCCAGAAGCAGTCGCAGCAGGTGAAATTGAAGGTTTAGGAGAAGCTGCTTCAGCTCGTGAAGATATTTTAGAAACTGAAATTGTGCCAAGGATAAGAGTGGTGGAATCTGAAGTATCTAGCCAAGAATTTTTTGATAGAACGATGGACCGGGTTACTAACACTCTTGATGAAGATGAACTTTACGAACTGGACTATAGAGAAGATCTTTTATACGGAGACATGGCTGACGATGAAGTAATTTTCCTTGAAGCTTCTTTAGATGACATGATCGCTGGCGTAGAAAACAATTACTTTAATCATTTCAAAGAGCAAGAAAAATTTATTCAAGCTCAAGCTGGTAAAGAAAAACCAATTCAATTATTAAGAAAAATTAAAACAAAACTTAAACAACGAGAAGTTGTTGGAAATTCGCTTAATGAATTAGAACTAGCGTACATTGAAGTTCTTACTGAACTTGGGTTAGATAAAACACAAACAGAAATTTTTGTAAGGAAATTTTATGAGACAATCCCCGGATCTGATTTTGAAAAATCTGTCCTTAGAAGAAAACAAACACGGGAAGCTCTTGGCAGAAAACCAAGAAAAAGACAACCGTTAATTAAAATAAAACGTGGGCAACAAAACAAATTTGGGAAAGTCCAAGCAAAAGTAAATGGTGTAGATAAAGACCTTCGTGGGTTCAATCCAAGAACAGGGGCTATTGTTGTTAAAGGGGTTGAAGGGTTTGAGGTTTTAGATCTTGCTGAAGTAGAAGGAATACGGGGTTACATCAGAAAAACGCTTATAGATAACCCAGATAGTTTTTTTGCTAACTCTGATGAGTTTTGGGTTTTCAAAGAAAAAGGCGCTCCGTTAGATGAAGAAGCGTTTAGAACGCAACTACATACTTATGGGATAACAGAAGGTTTAGCTTTACCAATTCCAAGAAAATCGATGCCTACAACTTTTGAGGGCGTAGTAGATGCTTTGAAAATATTAGAGCGTAAAGCAGTAGATCATAGGTTGGGTAAAGATAGACAGTCTGGGCCAAGATACGGCAAAGATTTTTCTTGGGGGACCGGATCTGAAAGGTTTGTTTATGCGTCAAGACAATGGTTAAAGAAAGTTGGTTTAGATCCTCACATGTTCCATGAAGGTGTTTTTGATGAATTTCTAAAAATGCACGACGAAATGTGGGGGGAGCTGTTAGATGTTCTTGAAAGCAGCCAAATTTTGCCTAAAGAAGAACTAGCAGCTTTGAAAGACGAAGCTAAATATTTGAACCTTGAATTGTATGAAAAATATGAAGGTTTAGTAGCTGAATCTCTTAAAAAACTTAAAAAAGCTAAAGACACTGATTGGGTAGAAGTATCCGGGACTCGGCAAGCAGAACTTATTGAAACAAGAAAATTAGAAATAGTTGAAAAAGTTAACCGGGAAATAAACGAAGATCTTGTAACTAACCCCCGTGATTTAACTCCAAAAGAAATTGCTTTACGGCTACTTCAAAAAGTGCATGGCGGCAAACGACGTAAATTAACAACGAAAGTTAAATACGAAGGAACTGACTCGTTTTATGAAGGTCCACGACCAGGAGTTGTTTATCAAACAGTTGACGAAGGAAACGGCGCACATGTTGTTATGGCTACAGGTCGTGGTAAACGGCCAATGTTGCGGTTGCGTGGTTCTAAAACAAGAACAGAAAACAGAATAGAGATAGTTAAAGAAAACGGCAAAGTTGTTGTTGTAAGTCTTAAAAAACATAATGGCGGTTACAGGATCAATAAAATTTTGGATAAAGAAAAAGGCAAAGTAAGTATTGATCCTACGAAACGTGCCGATCAAACAATAGAGCAACTCCGGTTGTACGGTTATGATTTGCCTGATTTTAATAAAACGTTTAAGAACGCTAAAGAACTGTATGAAGAATTAGTCCAACATAATTTTGGTGTAGAAAAAGCAACTAGCAGAGCGAAGAAAACCAGTGACCATTTTGGTGTTGGCGTTAAACGCCACATTCCTGGCGTAGATGAAACAAATAGTTCACTTAATTTAGTGAAACATGAACTTATGAATCTTGTTGACCAGGTAAACGCAGATAAGGTTCGTGACCCGTTAGATATGCGGATAAGAGATGAATTAGCTGATAGTGAAGAAACGCAGGTAGTTGAATTTAATGAATTTGGTGAATTATCAACAGAACGTGTTGCATCAGATACAGCAGCTCTTGAAGCTGAAATTTTAAGTTTGACGCAAGAAATTGGGCCTGTGATAGAAGTAATGAACGAAATTGATTGGAAAGTTCTTTTCGATCTTGAATTGGCCAAAAAGTCAATATTAGAACGTAATACTGCTTTGTTTGGCGGTGATGTTCCAGGTGCGCCAACACTTTCAGAATTATACATGGATGACCCTGGGAGCATTGCTTTGTTAGAAGTAGTGATGGAAGTGGTTATTGCTGAAGCTGAATTTGGGATTGGGCAATCAGATTTTCTTATAAAAGGTCGTAGCGGCATGATAGATACTTATTATGCGGCTCCTTATATTGCTCGCAGCAGCGCTACACAACGAAAATATCAAACAGCTAAAGCGTCAATAAAAGAAGGCCGCAAACCAAATATTGTTGAAGAAACAGGTGTCCCGGCGATTGATGCTGAATGGTTGCTAAGGGCTGGCGTAAGCCCAACTGAAATAATTAGCTTACAAGCTAAAGGAAAAACATCGTTAGATTTGATACATGAATTAGGCGATGTTGAAATGACAGAGTACTTTACTCGTTCTGTTGCCAGTCCGCTTGGTGTCAGAGTTTTCCGAATGTTTAACCAAAGATTGCCTCATTCGATGCTTAATTGGAATAACACTCAAACAATTTTAACGCAAGTTGAGAGAGCTGTTGAACAAGCTGGAAAAGTTAAAATCAGAATGAATGGGGGAAGTTTAGATAAAGAAACGATTGCTGAATTAGCAGGTGACAATACAGCTTCAACTAGAAGAATACAAAAAATTGGGGACCAGGGCGTTGTCGAAGTAAAACTTGTAAGTTATCAAGAGCAATTTGAATTTATGGCTGAGATAGCTTTAATACTTGCAGAGAACACAGAAGCTATCCGTGTTGAAAAATTACAAACTTTGTTTGAATCAAAAAACATTGAATGGGCTAAACGTGGAGATAAATTACTTGACAAAGCTGGCGTTAAATTAGATATGTCTTTGCAAGAAGCGTATGAAACCGCTGGCATTATGAAAAATAACCTGGTTGATAGGAAAATTTCAACTTCGGAAGGTAAACGGCGGCCTTTCACTCAAAGAAGCACTCAAGCGGCAGGGACACAGCCAAGTCCGTTTGCTACAGTGGAAGAAGTTTCAGAAGGAATCACATCAGGGAAATACAGGCGTGAAGGGTTAACGATCCTTGACGAAAATGGCATTCCTACAAAAATTGTTAGTGATTTAAGCCCTGCGATGATGAAACAATCTTCAATTATTCCTAGATGGGATGTTGTCGGTAGGGCAGTTCGGGGCATTATGCACGAACAAGGCGTTTCTGTTCCTAGAAGTAGAAGAACTGCAAAATCTGAATACGATCAAATTGTTGAAAAGTATGCTAAAGATATTGAAATATTAGAAGCAAACGAAGCTAAGAATTTGCAAAAAATTGCGGAAGATCTTGAAGGCGAGAAAATAAGCGGAAAAGAAGCTGCTGAATTACGCAAAGAAGCTCAACAGCCGTTGAAAGAAAAGCTAGAAGAACAACAGGTTGATTTAGATAAAATGCGAGAAATAGGTTTGCTTAGAAAAACGGCAAATTCGGTAGCTGCTGTGAGAAGTCAAACTGCTGATAGCACGATGAAAATTTGGCGGCCTTTAGTTTTGCTTACACCAAAATGGGCGTTGCGTATTCAAATTGATGAAACGTTGCGTCGTGCAGCGGATCTTGGCGTGACAACTGAGTTATCTAATTTGATTATGGCTACAAGACGCATGAAAGAAGCGCACGCTGTTCAGGGGCTAGATTTTAGTTATCAAGAAGTCTTTGATGATATTTCTTTGAAAGCGAGTGACCTTGTTGAAGGGTACGGCGACGATTTATTAGATAAATTTGAAACAAAACATAATCGGCGATTTGATGAAAATAATTTTGGGGATCGTCTTGCTTTGGTTGAAGATAATTTTGATTTAATTGATACAAGTTACAAATCTATTTATGAAATGCACGCTAAAGAAACAGCAAAAAGAGCAAGGGACAAAGTAGCGTCAAGCACTAAAGTTGTTCCTTCTGCTATTCGTGGTGTTGTGGGTGCGACTTTGGTTCACCCGGCTTTAGGAGCTGCTTGGGCGATGCACCATTATGTGCAGCGTTGGCGGCGCTTGAACGACGTTGCTCAACAAAACATTGGTTTGCAAATAGCTGAACAGTTGCAAGCAGAAGCTAGGAAATTGCTTCATGATGCAATCTTGGAAGAAGATGTGTATTTAAGAGAGTACGCGTTAGCGATGCTTGCTAGAAGCGAAGGGATGCAAAAAGAAGTTGAACGTGTCATCCAAAAAGCCACTAATCGTGGGACCATTAAACAGGGTGAAAATGGTGTGGTGTCTGTAAACACTGAATTAATTGCCGACAATATGCAAAAAGCGGATGCGTTAATGCAGGAAGCAGGGTTTGGTAATTACAATATTGAAGGTGCAGTTGTTAGAAACGCTTATGGTGATGATTCTAAACACAGGGAAATGATAAGTAGAGAGGTTTCTTCTACTGGTTCTGTGATGTCTATGCTTAGAAGCAGGCGAACGCATTGGGAAAATGAATTTAAGACTGGAACCGCTGACGTTCAGTTGATGCGTTTAGGTGACGGGAATGTAGATGAAGTTACGTTTGGCCGTAATTGGGATACTCAAATGAACAGGTATACTGCGATTGGCAGCAGATTCGACGTTGATTTCCACCGTATTATTTGGTCAGATGAACCGTATGAAGTTCGTGTCGCAAAAATAGCTGCTAGTTTGCGTAAAAATAAATCTTTGAGAGAGCGGTTAAAGGTAGTCGAAACAGATAATTTTGATGAAGTGTATTATCGAGATTATACGATGGCTGCTGAAGTCATTGTTAAAGAATTTGACCAGGTTCTTCCACAAATAGAAGGCGGCTTTAATGAGCTGCGTGCAAGAGTGCAAAACCGGGAAGAAATAACATGGAACGACGTTAAAAAATATTTGGAAAGCGAACAAGCGATGAAAGATATTTTGGGTCGTGAGGTTTCACAAGAACCGCTGCCTCGTAGCTTTATTGATGCGCCTTCTCCAGATGACCCTGTTGCTTTGCAAGCGTTTTTGAATGAGCTGGGTGCAAAGAGTTTAGATGAAATTGACGCTAACCCTAAAAAGTTTTTGTCAGAAGAAAAATTTGAAATATTCAAAGAAGCTAAAGTGCAATTCAGGAAAGAACGTCACGAAAATAAACCGATGATGTTGGTAAATAATATTCGTAATGAAATTTCACCAGATTTTGCAGCAGTAGCGGCCCCTAATTTAAGAACAGTTAGTTCTAATCGTTTACCGGGAATTGGTCAAACAGTGGGTAACCGTATTGAAGGTTTATTCAACACGTTTGGGACAATACCAGCAGATGAATTATCCCGTAACCCGTATTTTAGAACTAAATACGAACGAGAAGTTATTAGACTTATTTCTAAACATGCTGGGCCTAACGGAATTGAATTATCGCAAAGAGCGTTGCGAGGGATAGAACAACAAGCTCGTAAAAACGCTTTGAAAGAAACTAAAGATTTGTTGTATGACCTTGCTGAAGAAACCAGGTTTGCTGAAATAACTAGAAACATTTTTCCATTCTTAAATGCTTGGCAAGAAGTTCTTGGAAGATGGGGAAGGTTAACGGTAGAAAACCCTGCGTTTGTTGGGAAAGCATGGCGCATGTATACAGCTCCGTGGAACGCTGAAACTTTTGGCATAACAGAAATTAAAGATGAAAATGGAAATACTTACCTTACATTTAGGTTGCCAAGTTACGTTGAAAAAATTCCAAAGAAATTACGACCTGGCGTATTAGGAGACATAACTGACACGCAAGTTATCCGGTTTAGTAAAGAAGGTTTGATGTCAATGGTCCAAAGCGGTATGCCTGGCTTTGGTCCGTTGTTGACAATACCTGTTAGAGAAGCAGTATTAAAAACTCCTGACCTTGAAGAAACATTAAACTTTATGTTTCCATTAGGGCATCCAGAAGGCAGTTTCACTCAAAGAATGATTTCAGGTTTCTTACCTGCGTATCAACAAAATATTGTTAATTTAGCTATGGACACCCCAACAAAAGAACGGGTTGTTCAATCAATGGCTTTGCAAATATACGTCGAACGTGAAGAAGCTGGAATCCCAATAGATTTATCTAACGAATTGCAGGTAAATGCTTGGATTGACGAAGCAAATGACAGAGCCAGAAATTTCTTTATGTTCCGTATTACAGTTGGTTTGGTATCTCCGACATCTACAACGGCAATTTCTACTTACAAAGATTTGCAAGACATTGCTGGAGATTTGCGTAAAGAATTTGGGATTAAAGAAGGAGATGCAAGATTCTTGGCCGAGTATGGTGAAGATTTGTTTGCTTTGACAGCAAGAATGACTCGTCTTAATGATGGAGTTGCTGCTTCCGCTGTTTCAGAAGCAGCCCGTGACGCTGTTGTAGATCTTGTTGAAGCTCATCCAAGTATCGGTGCGTTCTTGACGTATAGTTTGGGAGGCTCTGATGAAGAATACAAATTTAGTCAAGCGGTTTACCGCATACAGCAACAACAAGCAGTAAGTCCTTCAGATCCTCGGAAACGCCGTGAACGTAAAACAGTTCTTGAAACTCTTTCAGACGTTGAAACTGAACTTGGTTGGAAAAAATACGATGTAGTTATGTCGAAAGTTAGATCGCAACAAGACAGCAATCTTGAAGTAGGTTTGCCTACAAGTTTGAATCACAGCACAAATATTTGGTTGCGTGATTGGAAGAATCAAGAAATAGCTAAAATTAAAAGCGAGCATCCTGCTTGGGCTGCGGCTTTTGAAAACGCTAACGTTCAAGAAAAAATTGTTGGGTATGTTGATGGGTTTATTGATGCGATGAAAGATCCCCATATTCAAGCTCGGCCTTCGTTTAGGCATATTGTAGATTACTTTGATATACGCGGTCAGGTAGAGGGAGAGTTGCTTCGCAGAAAAGAAGAAGAAGATGGCAGCTTGGACCTTTCGGCAAACAGCAATGTTGACCTATTATTGTGGTGGACAACGCAAAAAGAAATGTTAGCTATGCGACCTGAATTTTCTAAAATATATGACCGTTACTTTGCTAGGGATATGGTTCCCCCAGAGAGCTTTGTAAGTGTGCTAGAACGACCAGAATTGATGGTGGCGTAATGCCGATAGAAGAAGAAGTACAAAACAGTTTTAACGCTGCTAACGCTAATCGTAATCAAACTGTTCCAGATAACGTTTTGAAAACAATTCCTGGTGAAAAATTTGACAGGTCAACTTATTATGACGCTCCTGGTGCTATGGGGGGCGCTGGCAATATTCCAGGTACTCCAGATACTTATGTGACGTTAGAAGATATTTACGGAATCCTTAGTGGGTTATCTCCAATCGATCAAGCTACTTTAGCTAGGGAAATGTTTATTTCGGTTCCTTCTGCGTATAGAAGTTACGAAGATATTTTTAACGATGACGGTTCGGTAAATCAAGTTGGTTACGCGTATGCAATATCCGCAACTATTGAATTAGCTGCAAGAGTCGCCCCAATGGAAAACCCGTTTTTTGTAGACATATTGTCTAGAGAAAGCCTTAAAGAACTTTCTCCTGAAGAAATTCAAACGTTGTTTGATCAGCGTGTTGCAGAAATTAAAGAATCTGAAAAAACAGCTCCTAGAGTTATTCGACTTATTGACCCGGCTGCGTTAAACGGCATATTAAAAGAAACGTATCGTGGGAGCATAGGAAGGTTACCTAATGATATGGAGATGAGACAGTTTGTGAAACATATTCATGGGATGCAAGCGTCTTACCCGGATATGCAGTTAAGTCCTGGCGCTCAAGCTGTGGAATTTGCTGCTCAACAAAATCCTGAAGAAGCTGAAGCTATGGAGTATGTGAATGCTGGTAGGTTAATGATGAACGCTATAGGCATGGGGGGTGGATGATGTCGTTTGACCTTACAGACAATCGCAATAGACAACGAAGCGAAGATCCAGGTAGAGGGCTTTACAGAAGTGATGACGTTTATGTTTTTGAAGATGGCCGGGTAATACTTCGGAGTTCAGAAGAAGGGCAAGCGTATGAAGCGTTATATGACGAAACTAAAGGCAAGCTAGAACAAGCAAATAAAGTTTTGTCTGTTATCGACAAAATAATGGTTCTTATTGGCGAACCATACAAAGAAACGATAACTGGGGTAAGGGGTAAAAAAGAAAAAGGCACAGTACAGAAAATCAGCGATTTACTTGACGACGCTGATTTAACGCTGCCTTCAAACGTCGCTTTAGATAACCCTACAGCTCTTGATGCTTTCCTTACCCAACAACAAGAAGCAATCGAACAAAACATTCCTGATATTGAGGCTTTGTTTAATACATTAAATCGTTCGGATTCATGGGAGCCTGTAAGTGAGGCTATTGCTAATCCGGGGTCTGTGACCGCAGTTTCAACTGAACCCGTATCTACAAGAACAATCAAAGCGCCTGTACCTACAGAACCGCAAACGGTTCAAGGTGTGTGGAGCGGAGTTGAAGCCGCCCAGGAAATGCAAGCACAAATAGCGAAGGACACGCAAATTGTTGAATCAGAATTAGCTAAAGGCGATGACGCTTTTGCTAATTGGGCAGGGTTCCTTACGCAAGGTGGAACAGGTCAAGTAGAAGCTGATAGTGAACTTAAAAAAGAAGAAAAAGAAACCGAAAAGGTAGGTGCAGGGGTTTCTTATGTGCAGCAAAGACAAGCTGATAGAAGCGCAGTCCAAACGTTACTAGCTGAACAATTTGGAGGTTCAGCGTTTTTCTTTGACGCAAGTCAAGATGATTTACGGATAGGTTTAACTGCTGATGGCACTCCGGTAGCGTTAGACGACCCTGATAAAGTAACTGATATTCCTGTCATAAATTACATTGTTAATAACGGCATAACAGACACTTCTAGGGTGTTGACGTTAATGCAAAAAACAGAGTGGTGGCAAAACACAAACTCTGCGATGAGATTATTTGATATTGAATGGGCGCAATTAAGTGAACCTGGAAAAACAGAATACTTGGATGGGGTGTTAACGACACTTCGAGGAGAAGCCCAATTTTTAGGATTTGAATTAGACGGCGAACGAGAAATAGCTTTAGCCAAGCAAATTCTTCGCCTTGGAGAATCTCAAGACCAGGATTATATACGGGGTTTGTTAGTTGACGAACTTGAGTTTGCCACAATGTCTAATGAAATTTCTGGCTTTGGGGCTGGTCGTGATGCTCTTAAACAGCTTGCGAATCAGTATTACACGCCTTTATCGGATACTGCCGCTAATCAATGGGCTGAAGATATTTATGCCGGGGTATCTACAGAACTTGAATTTGAGCAAATGTTAAAGCATTTAGCTGTTTCAACATTTCCAACTCTTGACAGGGTTATTAATGAAATGGGCGTAACTCCGCAGTTGTATTTTGAGCCTTATAAACAATCAATCGAAAATATGTTAGGCAGGCCGGTAGATATGTTGGGAGAATTTTCTGACGTAGTTCAGTACATTCCTGACGGAGGTACAGAAGCCCGGCCTATGACGTTTTCTGAAGTCCAGAAATATGTTCGTGCGCTTCCTGAATGGCAACAGACAGATTCAGCGAAAGAAAGCGCAAGGGCGTTGGCGTTTGCGATTGGTCAAACATTTGGGGAGGTAGCGTAATGGCTGATGATGTTGTAGATCCTGTGATGGCAGCGCTAGAAACGCAAGATGATCGAGATTCTTTAGAAATTATTTTAGATGCTTTACGAGAATACGGTTTGGAAAGTCTTGTTCCTGTCGCTCATCGAATGCTTTTGGAAGGGACAAACATAGCTGAAATCCCTAGATTGCTTCGAGCCGAACCTGAATATCAACAACGCTTTAGAGGTATGGATATACGCAAACAACAAGGACTAACGCCTATAACGGCTGGTGAATACATAGGCATGGAACGAAAATACCGTCAAATAGTAGCCCAGGCAGGATTCCCAAAAGGTTTTTATGACCTTGAGGAAGACCTTGCTGAATTTATCGGCAATGACGTTTCTGAAACTGAATTAACTACGCGAGTAGCTTTAGCTGCGTCAGCGGCACAAAACGTTAACCCTGAACTTAAAAACCAGTTGCGTGATTTGTACGGGGTTGGTGTAGAAAACGACGGAGAACTTATAGCTTATTTTCTAGATCCTGAAAGAGCTGTAACCGCTATAGAGTCACGTTTGCAATTAGAATCTGCTGGTTTGTCTGCGGCAGCGGTACAAGCAACTGGGCAAGGTTTAGAAAAAGGCGTAGCAAGACAACTTGCTAATCGATTTATTCCTGAAGGGCAAGTTGGAGCTGTCTTAGCTCCTAAAGCTGGTTTAACTCAAGCTACGTTATCGGACAAGGGAGTCACGACTAGCGAATTGGCGGCTTCAGAATTTGGTTTAGACTCTGATGCAACTGCCCAAATTAGAAAATTGCGGCAACGCAGACAAGCTTCTGCTATGGAACGTACTGGTGGTTTGATGACTGGTATGGGCGCAAGTGGCCTTGGAGCTGCACAAAATCAGTAGCCTATTGAATAGATAGCGTTTTTTCTCTATATTTAATTATGTATCCGGCCCCATTAAGAGGGTGAGCTGTTTACACAAAATTAAACTCCGCTGGCATTCCACCGTTGTTAGCGTGTACGAGAAGGTGAGTGACATAATGGAAACAGAGTCTACTGAAACCGAAGAAGTTTCTAGTACCGAATCCAAACCAAATTGGCGTAGAGAACTCGAAGCGAGAGCTGCGAGAGCTGATGAGCTTGAAGCTCAAGTTCAACAGATGCAACGCAAAGAAGTGTTCCGTGATGCTGGCTTAGACCCATCTAATAAGATGACTGAGTATTTCATGAAAGGCTACGAAGGCGAGCTATCTGTTGAAGCGATAAAAGCTGAAGCTCAAAGCGCAGGTTTATCGAATGTGGTAAGCCAGGTTAATACTGCTAATTTGGAACAACAGGCGCAGTTTATGGAGCAAGTTGAAGCGGAGCGTAGAATCGCTGAAGCTGGTGATGATGCTGGTCCTGTGACAGATCCTCAATTTGAGAGTTTAATTAAACAGACTACAAACGCTGCTGAATTAACACAGTTGTTGGAATCTAACGGTTTTACTATTAACGCTATGACGTGAGGTAGGCTCCAAAATTTAATTGGAGAATAGCCTAATGGCAATAACACAAATGAGTTCGCTGAACTCTGCTGGTAATGCAGCATTTGAACAGCTCGCTTACTTTGCGTTGCGATCACAACCTCTTTTTGAGATGGTTTGCGATGTTAAAACCACAAACCAATCGCACGCTGGTGCAAGCGTTAAGTTCACAAAGTACAGTGACCTATCACAAGCCACTTCAGCAATTTCCGAAACCTCTGACCTCACTCCAGCAACAATGGGTGACGCACAAGTTACGGTAACACTTGCTGAATATGGTAATACAATACAAACCACCGCTAAAGCACGTGGAACCAGCTTCTTAAACATAGACGCTGACGCTGCTAACATTATCGGTTACAACATGGGTGACAGTCTTGATAAGATTGTTCACGACATCGTAACTGAAGGCAGCAACGTACTATACGGTGGCGATGCTACAGCTACAGGAGAACTAGCAGCAGGCGATGTTATCACCGCTGCTCTTATCCGTAAAGCTGTTGCTAACCTACGAGCTGCTTCTGCACCTGCATTTGATGGCAACGTTTACGTTGGATTTATCCACCCTGACGTTTCTTTCGATCTTCGTGCAGCTACAGCAGTAACTGACGTTATCCAACATCAAATTCGTCAAGACGGAGCTGGTGTCCGAAATGGTAGCATTGGTACATTCGGTGGAGTTGACTTCATTGAAACACCAAGAATTACGCTAACCGCTGACGCTGGTGCTTCTAACGTTGATGAATACAAAACTGTAATAGTTGGTAGACAAGCTCTTGCGAAAGCACACAGCCGGGCAGCCGGTTTTGGTGCTGATCCAAGCGTAGTGTTCGGTCCTGTAACCGACAGCTTGCGTCGATTCAACACAGTTGGTTGGTATCACCTTGTAGGATACGGAAGATTCCGTGAGGAATGTATCCGAAGGATTGAATCATCATCCTCAATAGGAACTAACTAATAGTTCCTAAATGATATTAGGGAAGGCTGACTTTACTGGGAGGTTGGCCTTCCCTATATCTTTCTTTATCTGATTATATTATTATTAGGCATCATGGAAGATGAACAAGTAAACGTTGTGATAACCCCTGAGCCGATTGAGGCTAAGGTTGTGACAGACGAGGAGAACGCTGATGGCTAGTGGTCTTTATGGAATAAGTTTTCTTAACGCTTTGAAAAATACTCTTGCGTTAGACCTGGACAGTGACACAATTAAAATTATGTTAGTTACGTCGTCGTATACGCCTGATTTTGGGGCGCATGATTTTAAGGGTGACGTTTCTAATGAGGTTTCTGGAACTAATTATACTGCTGGTGGTAACACTCTTAGCAGCGTGGCGCTTACTCAAACAGGTGGCACTATTAAATTTGATGCTGCTGATACTTCATGGTCGTCTGCAACGATTACAAGTGCTAGAGGCGCTGTGATTTATGATGATACTTTAACTGATGATCCGCTTATTGCGTATATTGATTTTGGTGCTGATTTCTCGTCGAGTAATGGCACATTTACAATTGCGTTTAATGCTGGCGGTATTTTTACGATAGATTTAACTCCATAAGAGGTGACTGATGGCGACTAGATATCCGGGTGCTTTAGACAGAGATCCAGATGAAATTCCTGATAATATAGGTGATTCTGATACGCTTGATTCTCCTAATCATGCGACGATTCATAATAATGTGAATGGTGCTGTGTTGCAGATTGAGGAGAAGTTGGGTATTGGTGATACGGTTGCTTCTGCTGGTGCTTTGTTGCATGGTACGGCTGCTGGTACGTCTGCGTGGTCTGCTGATCCGTCGGTTGTTGGTTCTTTGTCGGTTGCTAAGGATTCTGCTGATGCGGTTATTAATTTGACTGCTCATCATGATACTGAGGCGACTGCTGCTGAGTTGACGTTGCGAAAAACAGAAGGTTCTGCTGCTTCACCGTCAGGGCCAGTTGATGATAACGCTGTGCTGGGAAAGATCATGTTTCAGGGTTATGACGGCAATTCGTATGCTACTGGGGCTGTGATCCAGGCGTTGGCTGATGGAACTCCTGCTGATGGAGATATGCCGACGGAGTTGTTGTTTCAGGTTACTCCTGATGGGGGTTCTGAAACTCCTGCTACTGCTTTGACGATTAGCCCCAACAAGACATCAACCTTCAGTGGACCACTGACTGTCGGAGTGAATGACACTGGGCATGATGTAATTTTCTACGGAGCGACAGCCGACACTAGTTACTTTTGGTGGGACGAAAGCGACGACAGAATGGTGGTCAGTGGAAAGGTAGAATTTGTTGGCGA